TGCCCGACGCCCTCGCCACCTGCGAGACCAGCCGCCTGTCCCAAGCCGTCGCCGGCGCCGTCGAACGTGATGCGCGAGCCGAACTACGTCCAGAGGTTGCAGGGGCTGCTCTTCAAATCGTCACCGACGCCCAAGACCACGTCATCGCCTGCCAAGCCGTAGTGCGAGAGTACGAAGGGCAGGAGTAGCTATGGGCAGGCCTCAGCCCCCGACCGACCTACACGACATCGATCTGGAGGACATGGCAATGCGGTTCCGGCCTGCTCCGGACGTATGGGAGTGGATCGAAGCCGAGGTGCTGTCCGAGGACGGGAACCTGCACAACCCCGATCACCTGCACCTACAGGGTGCAGACGTGGGCATCCTCTGGGCGGGCACCTGTTTCACCAAGCAGGGCAGGACCGTTGTCGGCCAGGCCGAGATAGTGGCTTTCCGGGCGGGTGGGTGGCAGAAGGCCCGGATGGAACGCCAGATGGTGGACTGGTTCGGGCGCGTGCCTGAGGTGGTCATCACCCTGGCCGCCGACTACTGCTCCAGCTGCACCGACACGGAGTTCTGCGCTCTGGTGGAGCACGAGCTCTACCACGTTGCCCAAGAGGCCGATCAGTACGGAGCCCCGAAGTTCCGTAGGGATGGATCCGCCGCCCTGACGATGCGAGCCCATGACGTGGAAGAATTCGTCGGGGTGGTTCGCAGGTATGGGGCAGGGGAGCAGGTCCAGAAGCTCGTAGACGCAGCACAGAGGCCGCCTGAGGTGGCCAGACTAGATATCGCCCGGTCGTGTGGCACCTGCCTGCTGAGGGCGGCGTAGGCACGACCTGGCACGACAAGGCTGAATACAGATGCCCGCGCTCGACGCCCAGGTGAAGACCTTCATCGTCCAGCAATTGGCGTGCTTCGACACGCCCAGCACGGTGGTGGAGGCGGTCAAGACTGAGTTCGGTCAGGCCGTGAGCCGCCAGACGGTGGAATCGCACGACCCTACCAAGCACGCAGGGCGGAAGCTGGCGCAGCGCTGGGTCGAGCTGTTCAACACCACCCGGGAGCGCTTCAAGGCCGAGACGGCGGACATTCCCATCGCCAACCGAGCCGTCCGACTGCGCGCGTTGAACCGGATGGCCAACAAGGCCGAAGGGATGAAGAACATGGCCTTGGCCGCCCAGCTCATCGAGCAGGCGGCAAAGGAGACAGGCGGGGCGTACACGAACCGCCAGCAAGTCGAACACAGCGGCCCCAACGGTGGGCCGATCCAGAGCGCCGACATGACCCCCGGCCAGTTCCGAGAGGAGGCGAAGAAGCTGCTGCAGGAGGTGTGAAGTGGGCGAGCTGACCGCTCAGCAAAAGCTGGTTGCGGCCGAGCTGGCGCGGGAGGACTTCTATTTCTACAGCCGCTACACGTTCCTGCGGAAGAAGGGCTTCCAGTGGATGCGGGCCAAGCACCATGCCCCGCTGTGCGCGGCCTTGGACCGGGTTTATCGGGGCGAGTGCGAGCGCTTGGTGATCAACCTGCCGCCGCGGTATTCGAAGACGGAGCTGGCGGTCGTGAACTGGATGTCCTGGTGCCTGGGCAAGGTCCCGGACTCCGAGTTCATCCACATCAGCTACGCCGCACCGCTGGCTCTGAACAACAGCGCCAATACCCGCGAGCTGGTGCAGCACGAGGTCTATGGGGAGATCTTCCCCGAGGTCGAGCTGCGCAAGGACAGCAGCGCCAAGGGCGACTGGCGGACAACCAAGGGCGGGGTGGTCTATGCCACCGGTGCCGAGGGCACTGTGACCGGCTTCGGCGCGGGCAAGGCTCGGCCCGGCTTCGGCGGCGCGATCATCATCGATGACCCGCACAAGCCGGGCGAGGCCGAGAGCGACACGGTCCGCCAGGGCGTGCTGGACTGGTTCAACAACACGCTGCAGTCCCGCGTGAACAGCGCGGACACGCCGATCATCGTGATCATGCAGCGCCTGCACGAGCGGGACCTGGCCGGCTGGCTCCTGGGCCGCAAGCCCGGCGAAGAACCGCGACCGGGTGGCAATGGTGAGGTGTGGGAGCACGTCTGCTTCGAGGCGCTGTCGGAGGACGGCGAGGCCCTGTGGCCTGAGAAGCACACTGCCGCCGACCTCAACCGCATGCGCGAGTCGATGCCCTACGTCTTCTCGGGGCAGTACCAGCAGCAGCCATCTCCGGGCGACGGCGGGATCATCAAGACCGCCAAGATCGAGACGGTGGATGCGCTTCCCGCCGGCCTGCAGTTCGTGCGCGGGTGGGACTTGGCTGGAACCGAGGCGAAGATGAAGCGCGGTGACTGGACCGTGGGCGCCAAGCTGGGCCGCAGTCAGGACGGCGTCATCTACATCGCGGACGTCCTGCGCGAGCGGATGGGACCGGACGAAGTGGAGACGGCGATCGGGAACACCGGCAAGGCCGATATGGTCCTCCAGTCGATCCCGCAGGACCCCGGACAGGCAGGCAAGGCGCAGGTCATGCACCTGAGCCGCAAGCTCTACGGCGTGCCGGCCACCTTCTCGCTTGAGAGCGGGGACAAGGCCACACGCGCGGCAGGCTTCGCCGCACAGGTCAACGCCGGCAACGTGAAGATGCTCCGGGCGCCGTGGAACGAGGCGCTGCTCAACGAATTCAAGATGTTTCCCAACGGCCACTACGACGACCAGGTGGATGCGTGTTCGCGCGCCTTCAACTCCCTGGACGACTCACTGGCCCTCTTCATGGCACAGGCTCAATGACCACACCGACCTTCCGCCATGACGGCTACATGGATGCCGTGCTGGGCGCAGGCGCCATTGCCGCCCTCACCAGTGCGATCGGCCAGAGCGACGCGGCAATGTATGCCGAGGGCGGTCTGCCCGCGCGGGTGGTCGACCTGCCGGCGGATAACGCTGTAAAGGGTGGGATCACCATCACCGGCGACACCGACGGCGTCATCCTCGCGGAGATCGAGCGCCTCAAGGTTCTGCCCTTGCTGGCGGACGCGGCACGATGGGCCCGACTGCGCGGGGGTGGGTGCCTGCTGCTGATCGTGGCCGACGGTGGTCTCCTCCGCGATCCAATGAATGTCGATCGCCTGGACACCATTCACGAGCTGCGCGTCTACGTCATCGATGACCTTTCGGTCGATCGGTCGTACAACAACCCGAACGAGATCAACTACGGCCAGCCGGAGCTGTACCGTCTCTCAGTTCGCGGAGCAGGCACACAGGTGCTGGTGCACGAGTCCCGCTTGGTGGAGGTGCCTGGCGACCCTATGCCGGCGTCCATGAAGCAGGACAGCATTCCGTGGCGCGGCCGTGCCGCCGCCGCGCGCGCGTTCCGCCGAATCCGCGACTACATCGATAGCGTCGGCTTGGCGCGCGAGATACTGCGGCGCAAGCAGCAGGCCGTGCACAAGATGAAGGGGATGGCCCAGGCCATCCAGGCGCAGCAGGAGGAAATGATCCAGAAGCGCCTGACGATGGTCGATCAGGCGCGCGGTGTTCGAAACAGCGTAGCCGTTGATGCCGATGACGACTACGACATCCGGGATACCAGCGTCGGCGGGGTCAACCAGATCTTGCAGGAGATGCAGATCGCGCTGTCGGCCGAGTCCGGCATTCCCGTGACGCTGCTGTTCGGGCGCTCGCCCGGCGGCCAGAACGCCACCGGCGATGCCGACTTCGAGGGCTACTACAACTTGGTCGAGCAGCTACGCAGCCTGCGCATGCAGCCTGCTCTGGAGCGGATCATCTCCTTGATCTGCGCTCAGAACACGATGGCCGGCAAGGCGCCGGACAACTGGACTGTGGTGTGGTCGCCCCTGAAGCAGCTCACTCAGAAGGAACTGGCCGATATCGGCAAGACCAAGGCCGAGACCCTCAAGATCGAAGCGGATGCGGTGGCCGCCATTACCGGAACGAGTGCGCTGAGCGAAGACGAGGCAAGGGACTACATCCAGCAGCGTGGCCTGTTCGGCCTCGATCCCGACGACACCACGCCCGGCACGGCGAAGACCTATGCAGCGCAGACATGAAGAAGAAGCCCGGCAAGGCGCGGCGCTGGCTGTACCCGGCCGGCGTGGAGCGCGACTACACCCGCCGCCTGGTGGCGATCGCCGACGAGGCCGTGCAGGCCATAGAGCCTGCAGTGCTTCGCGCGCTGGGCTACCGGGCTGATATCGCTGACCCTTCCATCGATA